AATTTTACAGCAATTCAAACAAATTTTCAAGCCGCTGAGAACGAAATAAACGATCTTCAGAGCAAAGCTGTTTTAAAGGCCGCACTGACTGGTACCACATTGGACAACAACATGAATGATGCGCTGATTTATGCGGCAAAAATTCAAGACTTTTCGGCCACATCAGTTGCAATCACTGCCACAGCAGGAAGTATTGTGGTGGATTACAGTGCAGGACATTATCAAACTATTTCAACCACAGGCAATATCAATGTCAGCATTGGCAATTTTCCAACTGCTCCAGCGTTTGGATATATTAAACTACAACTGGTAACAGATGCTCCCGGAAGAACTGTCACATTCTCTGGCATGACCACACTGTATGGCACCACAGGTGTTCAAGGCATGACTGGCAATACCATCACATTTGCTGCCACTGGCACCTATGAGTTTGCATTCCAGACCAACAGCGGTGGTACAACTGTTACCATGTTTGATCTAAATCGTCCTTTGTGTTTGTACACAAATCCATTGTTGTTGGCCAGTAGTGAAGACTTGGCTGCATCAGCGGCTGCAAGTTTGGCAACTACTGCCAGTTATTTTAGTACGTCAGCCGCCGAAACTGCCACTCTGGCTGCTGGTACTAATGGTCAAATCAAAACCTTTATGATGGCTGCCGACTCAGGCGACATGGTAATCACAGTGACCAATGCAGGATGGAAAGCAAGTGGCACAGGAACTATTACATTTGATGCCATTGGGGACGGTTGCACCCTACAGTACATTAACAGCAAGTGGTATTGTGTGGGCAACAACGGTTGTGTATTTGCTTAAACCAATTCAGGAAACGTTGTTCTCCAATCGGTTCCACGGCGTGCATCACATGCATTTAAAAATTCTATTGCAATCTCTTTTGACGAGGTAGTTGCTAGTCTCCCAATTGCCAATTGTTGCTGGTGCTCGATAGGATCTGCAAATCTAGACACAGAAAAGTTTTTCTGTAACCAGGCATTAAGATTGTCAAGATTGTGATAATTCAACATGCTCACTGTGGTGTTTACATTAAACATACAATTATGCGGCGCATGATCAATGAACCACTGCAGATTATCTACAACTTGTTCCCATTTAGCCGGATAACGTTGGTATTCAAATCTTGATCCAATGTCATCAATGCTAAAATCTATCTGCACCAACTTGTACTGACTCCATAAATCCATCAATTCCTGGCTAGGAAGAACTGTTCCATTGGTGTTATAACTAACATATATGAGATTTTTATTGGATAGTGTATGCAACAATTTCACGTGTTCTTTACTGAGCAACGGTTCTCCGCCATTGAAGTGAACATATCTTAAGTGGCTTGTATCCATTGAAGTCCAAAAATTATTAACAATAGTTTTTTTAGATTCAGTAGAGTAATTTAATTCTTGTTTCCAAACACTACTAGAGTCAGGACCGCATATTGCACATGCTAAATTGCACAAATCACCAGTCCAGTAATCTAATCGCACCAGTTCCACGTTAGTATTGTACATGTCGTTGTCACGATACCAATTATTACTTCCTTGCCTACGACTAATCATCCCTTGGTCTTCTGTTTGTTTGCAATTATTGCAAGCCTGTGGCCACTCTCCTTGGTGCCATGAATTTCTGACAGTTTGCAAGAATTTGTTGTTGTGAAAATCAATTTTTTCAGCACCTGTTTTTTGGGATAAACAGCAAGGTCCTAATTTTAAACCAGCAGACGGAACTACATTTAAATTTTTAAACGCATCTATACAATTATTCATCCTTTTTTAATACCTGCCAGCATTTGTTTGAGTTTTGCACTTTGCACTTCAGCTGTGACTTTTTCTGTGTCTTCTGATTTTAACTCCTTGCCCCCTGCTTGATATTCCCAGGCATGTGTGCCTGTGGGCTTTTCCCACTTGGTAGATTTAGTGCTTTCAGTATCAACAGTGGTTATTTGGCTACGTGCTTTGATTGTGTCCATGATACTGCTTTGTGGCTTGTTGTAGCCGGTTCCTTCATCGCCGCCTTCGTCTGTAATACGCATGGTTTCAATGTTGTATTCTAAATCAATCTTTTGTCCCACGCCTGTTGAACTACGCGATTTCATACACTGAATCTGATACTTGCCACGCTCTTTCATTGAACGACTGGTGAAGATACCAAACACGTTGTCAGCTGTATTGATCTTAGAGATACCTCCCGAAATGTGCGAGTGATCAAATTCAACTTCTTCTACTGCACTACGATTCAACTGAGACGCAGTAACCATTAACACTCCCAGCTCTTTGGCCAAATTACGTAATTCCTCACTCACATACTTGTCTTTTACAAACAAATCATTGGGACTGACTTTTGCGCTTACTGGCATCAACAAATCCAAATAGTCAATCATTAAAAAATCTACTTGGATTCCTGTTTGTATCTGCACTTCTTTAATGTAACTGCGGATATCGTTGATGTTGCTTTGTGCCGGCAATGCTTTTACACGATATTGTCCAGACTTTTTGCCCACCAGCATGACCTTCATTGTGGTTGTGTCAATGTCCTTGCGAATGTCCTTGGTACTTGTTTGTGTTAACATAGCATCTGTACGCAAACTTGTGAGCTCTTCTGAAAGTTCTAGTGTGATATAAACCCCACTTAATCCTTGTTGTAGCCAGTTCAGTGCAATGTTCATCATGACCAAGCTCTTGCCCGAACCTGATCCGCCTGCAAAGATGTTTAGTTCTCCTCTTGAGAATCCACCATACAATAGTCTGTCCATTTGTGGCCAGCCTGTTGATACTTGCCCACCTGAGTTGAAGTATTTGTTGATACGTCCAGCAGGATCAGCAAAGTAGTCTGTGCCCATGTCTTTGGTGAGAGAAATTTGTACAGCATCTTTGATCAGTTTTTCAACAGGATCAAAGTCGCCTTTTTCCAACAAGTCTGCTGCCTTTAAAATAGCACGTTCAAGTTCTTGGCGCTTGGTAAACGATTCAAACTCGCCCATGAACCAATCATAATGACCTTGGTTCAGATCTGGCACTGGAGCAAGTTTAACTCCTGTGGTTGCAGAAATCTGCAACCTATCAGGCATGGTCTTGTGTTTGTCACTGTGTTCTTTGATAAACTCTGCGGCTTTGCGCAAGCTCCGGTCAAAGTTCTCTGGGTTGTAAATATTTTGAATGCGTACATAACTGCTCGCATCTTCCAACATCATCTCTAAAAATAGTCGTTGGACATCAAGTCCGTATTCTTTTAGCAAGTTGTTTCTTCCTTATTTCTATCTTGATTTTACTTGTTTCTCTTGATTGCATAATAGTCAGCAAGGTTCCAAGTCGACCCAACTCTACCACAGCATCGTTTATATCTTTAACGTGCGCAGGCCAGTTGGGTATGCTCACAGCCCATCCTAGTTCTACAGCACGATCAATTAGTTCTAGGCCAGCCACATCTTGGTCTGGCACTACTGTTATTTGTTTTCCTAGACTGCGTATGAGTCTAGCCTGTCCATCGCTGATGGTGTTGTGCATCACGGCAAGGCCTCCGATACTGAGTGCATCAAAGATACCTTCCATTACTAACGCATGGTCCCAGGCGGGGTTTTGTAGATCTGTGCCAAACACATAGTTAGGTTGGCTGTCGGATATGTACTTAGGCGTTTTGTTGTCGAGAAATCTACATGTATAACCCACAATCTGATCATTATGGGTAAATGGAATTACCACATGCGGTCGTGTCCAGTGAACACCATCTGTTTGCAATTGTACCATTACAGGAAAGTCTTCCGGCACGCCTCGTTGGCGCACATAGTTTCTGTGGTCACCTTCTTCGGTCAACAGTTCAGCATATGGCGGCAAATCACGTTCTTCAAACTCAATCGTACTCAGTGTGTTAAAAGTTCGTTGACGATCTTCTAATATGCCATTGATGCTTCTATGGCGCAGACTTTCTAGGTTGAGGAAATCAATTTCAGCATCGGGTACACCCATCCAGCTCAAGAGCCTGCGGGCTTTGAAGCTTACAGTGCGGCCAAGGATAAAGCTAGCAGTGTATCCACAGTTGAAGCAGTGATAACTCCAACCTTGTTCTGTGGCTTTAAGTCCACCACGTTGTCGTTTGTCTATGTTGTTGCCACTGTAACTGCAACAAACTGCATTGAAACTGATCCAACCAGATGGAGTCTGTTTGCGTTTGTTGGGTAAGTAGGAGACAATGTCTAGCATCTGTATAGTATAACAGATCTATCAACAAAGATCAATCAACGATACATCAAATTGGTAATAGTACCATTGTTTATGATAACACTGGCATAGACCGGATTGCCAAACGTTATTGGCAAATATCCAGACCCAGGATCGGTTACTGTGATAGGTCCAATACCTCCATCAGATCCTATGCTGGCCACTGCTCGGGCTCCTGCACCATTGCCCACAATTAACACATTTGGTGCGGCCACATAGTTTTGGCCGGTGTTGTTGACTGTGATACCCGTGACCATTCCGTCAACCACTGTGGCAGTGGCAGTGGCTCCAAACCCTTGGCTTTGGTTAAATGCCACTCGAAGTAGTGGATGGAACCCAAGTACATTAAGATAAATGCTTTCTGTTGCATCCAAATACTGTGTTGAATCTGTCACATCATACCAAGGTGCTTCATAGTCCTCGGCTGCCTGTGCTTTGATTGTGCCGGTGTAATGTGTTAGATCCATTTTGATTGTGGTCAAACTGGCACCGTGTGTGGGAATTTGACTTGAATAAAATTCTGTTGCGTGTGCGGCATTTAATGGCTGCGGCGTAAGAGCCCAGTCAGGCCAGTCACTTGGTGGATTTTGTGGCCATGCATTTGGTCCATAAATTGTGGGAATAGTCAAGTTGGCACTATCTTGAAACTCGGGCAGTATTGAATCCACAATATTACAGTCGGCTCGAGCTTGTGAGTTGGCATCTGTATATACTGCTTGAACGTAATTGCCCGAAGTGCGTTGGATGCTGTAGCTGGCAGGCTGTGCCACCAAATCAATGGTATCTTCTGTGGTCAGCACTACCTTGACTCTGCCAAGTGCGGCACTGAGAGTTTCCATCGGTTTGCTGAGTAGCAGTACATCGCCATTTTGGCTGATCATACGGAACACAAATGTGCTGCCGGTAATGTTTACAGGTTTTTGTTCCTGGTTAATAAATTCAAACAAAAGCACATTATCAACGCCTTTGTTAACAGTTAATTGTTTTGCGTACACTGGATCGTACCTCGCTGTGAAATAGCCACCGCTGGTGTCAATCAATAACACTCTGGTGATTTGCTGATATAAGTAAACGGTGGTGGAATACATAGAACAATATTTATGGGTAATAATATCTTTGACAAATTGACGGAAAAGTATCCGTTTATCACGCTGTGCGTGTATGCAAACGTG